GGAAATGCTCCTGAATTATCAGCAACAGGTGGAGATACAAACGTAGATTTAAATTTAACACCTAAAGGTATTGGAAGAGTCACTTTTAATGGTGGTGGTAAGATTCAACAATTAGCTGAAAAAGTTACTTCAGAAGCGACTGCTGCTACAGGCACAGTTAACTACGATGTTTTAACTCAAGCTGTATGGAACTTTACTACAGATGCTTCAGGAAACTGGACATTAAATCTTAGAGGTGATGGTTCTAACACATTAAATTCAATTATGGATACTGGAGAATCTATAACAGTAGCACATATTGTATCTCAAGGTGGAACTGCATACTACAATTCAGCTGTACAAGTTGATGGAGCAAGTGTAACTCCAGAATGGCAAGGTGGTTCAGCACCAACTGGTGGTAATGCTAGCTCACTTGACGTATACACTTATACTGTTATAAAGACTGCAGATGCTACATTTACAGTGTTAGCTTCTCAAACACAGTTTGCATAATTAGGAGGATTATAGAAAGATGCCAATATTAGGAGCATTCGGAGCAGGATCAGCGAAAGCTTTTGGACAAACAGCTGGTGGATGTCCGCCTAGATGTATTACATTTGATTATATTATAGCTGCTGGCGGTGCTGGATCTGCAGAAGGACATGGCCCAGGGGGTGGTGGCGGAGGTGCTGTATGCTTTTCACTTTGTTCTCCTTCAATAACTAGAAACACAGATTGCGGACCTTATACATTTACTATTGGTGCAGGAGGTAATAATCCTGGTGGATTTGAAAATGCTGTAGGCGGAACCGGTGGAAGTACTACTGCTTTTGCATGTACTCCAGTTGCAATAACTTTAGTTGGCGGTGGCGGTGGCGGTTATCGTCATGCTGGCGGAGCTCCATCTCCTCAAGGTTCTGGCGGAGGAGCAGGTTGCTTACACGCAGGTCAAGGCCCTGCAACAGGTGGTACTGGGGGACCATTAGGATCTCCAGGTGGTAATGGTGTAAACGGATTTTCTGGAGCTGGCGGCGGAGGTCGTTGTCAACAAGGAACAAACTCTAGTCCTCCAGGTGGTAATGGAGGTTGTGGAGGTAATGGATTTCCATCTTCTATAACAGGCACTACTGTAAATTATGGTTGCGGTGGAGGTGGCGGAGCTCACCACGGATGTGGCGGATCTGCAGGCGGACGTGGTTGTGGAGGAAGAGGAAAATCAACCAATGGCCCAACAAACGCAGAGAGAAAAGGAACTGCAAATACTGGCGGCGGCGGAGGCGGCGGAGGTGGCCCATGCGGAGCTGGAAACGGCGGTTCTGGAGTTGTAGTATTAAGATTTCCATCTTCTTGTAAACCTGGAAAAATGGCAGTATCTCCTGGTTGTAATACCATTACAACTGTAGGATCAGATACAATTGTTACATTTAATGTAACTGGTTGTCTTTCTTTCGTATAGTGATATATATGTTCCATAGAAATTATGGAAGTACAAAATCTTTATTGGACTTGGAATAAATCTCTTTCACTTAAATTTTGTGACGACATCATAAAATTTGCAAAATCAAAAAGAAAAAACAGAGCTAAAGTCTTCCTTGATGAGGGAAGTAAAGCAAGAAGATCTAATATTATTTGGTTAAGAGATGAAAAATGGATTTACAGAGAATTACAATATTATTTAAAAGCAGCTAATAAAAAAGCTAAATGGAATTTTGATGTAAATTCTGCTGAAGCTTGTCAGTTTACAATTTACGAAAACAATCAATATTATGATTGGCATATAGACATGTTTACAGAACCTAAAGAAAAAAATACAAATAGAAAAATATCACTTACACTATGTTTATCCGATTCAAATGAATATGAAGGTGGAGATTTACAATTTCATCCAGATAGTAATCCTAATGAAGAACAAAAAATAATAACTTCAGAAAATTTTAGAAACAAAGGTTCGGTTGTTCTTTTTCCAAGTTTTGTATGGCATAGAGTAACTCCTGTAACAAAAGGGAAAAGGTACAGCTTAGTTGTTTGGTATAATGGTCCTTCATTTAAATAATGGAAATAATAGAAAGTAAAAATTTTTTATCAATAAAAAATAAAAAATTTATAGATGATATTTTACATAGTAAAGAAATCCCTTTTTATTTTTACGATAATACAGGGACAGGTGTTAAATCAGATTTTGTTTTTTCACACGTTTTAATTAATAGATATGAGGATAGAAAAAATAATAATGTACCTTTTTATAATTCAAAATTAGCAGAAGATGCTATTGAAATATTAAATAATTTTTGTGAAAAAAATAATATAAAATATTCTGAAATATTACGAGCTGCAATTAATTTTAATGTTGTAAATAATAAAGAAAAATGTGGTTGGCATAAAGATCATGATTTTGAACACAAACAATTAATTGTATATTTAAATAATGCAGATCCTAATTCAGCTACTTTATTAAAAGTAAAAAATAAAATTATAAAAATTAAACCTGAAAAATATAAGGGAATTTGTTTTAATAATGTAAAACATGCTTTATTTTTTCCTAAAAAAGGATATAGAGTAGTCTTGATTGTTACTTTTAAATAATATATTAAATACATAAAACGAATAATTATGAATTATCCAAAACAATTAATTAGAGAAGATTTATTTCCGTGTCCAATATGGTTTGCTGACGAGCCTAAATTAATTAAATCCATAGATAAAATATGTGACAAGCATATTAAAAATGCAAAGAAATTTTTTTCTAAAGGTATTCAAGAAAGAAACAAAAAATGGAAAATAAATACTGATAAAAATACAGTATATCATTCTAATAATATTTTATCCGATCCAAAATTAAAAGATTTAGTAAGTTATATTATAGCAACTTCACAAAATCTATTAAATGAAATGGGATTTAATTTAGAAAATTATACAGTAGCAATGACCGAAATGTGGGTTCAAGAATTTGCAAAAGATGGAGGAGGACATCACCTTTTACACACACATTGGAATGGACACATATCTGGTTTTTTATTTTTAAAAGGAAGTGAAAAAACTTCTGGTCCTATGTTTCAAGATCCTAGACCAGGTAGCTTAATGAATTTATTACCTGAAAAAGATCCAACAAAAATAACTTATGCAAGACATGAAGTTTTTTATAAACCTAATCCTGGAAGGATGATGTTTTTTCCTTCTTACATGCCACACTTATATACAGTAGATATGGGTATAGAACCTTTCAGATTTATACACTGGAATGTACAAGCTATTCCAAAATTTAAAAATGAAGGAAGTAAAGACAATAAACTTTAAAAGTCCAAAAAGGGAAACACCATTTGCTCCTGAATGGGATTATTTAATTTGTGAAAAAATGATTAATGATATTAATATAAAAAATCTAAAAAGTTTTTTATTAAAAAAAGAAAAAGAAATTAAAAAATTACCAGAAGTAGATGACGGTTACACAGGATTAAAAAATAGTACAACATCTAGATTTCCTATCTACAATGTTTTTAATTGGAAAAACAAAGAAATAAATTTATTAAAAAATTATATAATTAAATTACATAATTATTTTTTAAAGATAAGAGGTTTTAAAAAACCAAAGCATCTTTTTGCAAACTGTTGGTTTAATTGTATGGAGAAAGGTGAGCATATAAAAATGCATTTACATGGTACAAGTCCTAAAATATATTTAGGTGGTCACTTTGTAGTTGCTTGTAATAATACATCAACTTTTTATGTTAATCCTGTAAATCAAATTAATAATCCAGTTGTGTATGAAAGTAAAAATAAAATAGGTTTATTAACAATGTTTGAAAACACTATACCTCATTATACTAATACTCATAATGAAAAAGAAAAAAGAATAACAATAGCTTTTGATTTAAGAATGCATAATAATCATAACAACTTGGTTAAATTATATTAATATGAAAGTTACAATAGTAGGAACAGGAACCGCTGGTTTAATAACTGCTTTAATTTTAAAAAGAAAATATGCTGAAAATATTGATATAGAAATTATTGGATCTAAAGAAATAGGTATTATTGGAGTTGGAGAAGGGAGCACCGAACACTGGTATGATTTTTTAGGTTGGTGTGGGATAGATTATTTTGAGGTAATTAGAAAATGTAATTGCACTTTAAAATCAGGTATTATGTTTAAAGGTTGGGGTAAAAAAGATTATCTTCACAGTGTAGTGAATAATTTAAATAGAATGGGTCAAGAAAATATTGATTATTTAAAATGGATATCTGAAGGTAAAACAGTAAATCAATTTACATCTCAGTATTTTGTAAAAAGTAGATTACCTTTAAATACTAAATTATTAACCTATCAATTTCATTTTGACACTTTTAAATTAAATGATTTTTTAAAAGAAAAATGTATTGAAAGAAACATACAAGTAACTGAAGATACAATTAAAGAAATTAGATTAAATAAAAATGGCATTGATTATATTAAAGGTAGAAAAAAATATAAATCAAATTTTTACATTGATTGCACTGGTTTTAGAAAATTATTAATAGGTTGTTTTGAAAATAGATGGATATCATTTAAAGAATATTTAAAAGTAAATTCAGCAATTGTTTTTCCAACAGAGGATACAAAAGATTATAATATGTATACAACAGCTACTGCTATGAAAGCAGGGTGGATGTTTAATATACCTGTATGGGGGAGACATGGTAATGGATATATTTATGATAGTAATGTAATCAATAAGGATAAAGCTCATCAGGAAGTAGAAAAAAAGTTAAATAAAAAAATTGATATTAGAAAAGAAATAAAATTTGAACCAGGTCATTTAGAAAAAGTATGGATTAAAAATTGTTATGCTGTTGGTTTAAGTGCTAACTTTGTAGAACCTTTAGAAGCTACATCAATAGGAACATCTATTCAACAAGCTTATTTATTAGCTCATCATTTACATGGTTATGATCAAAAAACATCAGAGTTTGTAAATAAACAAGTTCATAGTGTAATGAATAATATAAGAGATTTTATTGCTTTGCATTATATAACAAAAAACAAAGGTGAATTTTGGAAAGAAAATAAATTACCAGACTCATTAAAATATAAATTAGATGTATTTAAAAATAGACTTCCAATTCAAGACGACTTCATGGGTGAATCTAATTATCGTTTATTTGCAGATAGAAATTATATAATAGTCATGCATGGTCTAGGATTATTAAATATTGAGAAAGTAAAAAAACAATATAATATGATTACAAAGCAAATAAGAAATAATTTAAAAGATGTTAAAGAAGATTTAACTAATACTGTAACACACAAAGAATGGATAAGACATTATAGAAATGAAATTTAAAAGAAATAAATATGGAGTTTTAAGAAAAGCAGTATCAAAAGAATTAGCTAATTTTTTATTTAATTATTCCATACTTAAAAAAAATGTTCACAAAAAATTAGTCGATGATAGATATTTATCACCTTACACCAAATGGTACGGAACATTAAATGATGAGCAAGTACCTAACACTTATTCACATTATGCAGACATTGCAATGGAAGTTTTATTAGCTACATTAAAAGAAAAAATAGAAAAAGTTACTGGTTTAAATTTAATTGAAACATATTCGTATTTTAGAGTTTATAAAAAAGGAGATGTTTTAGAAAGACACATGGATAGAAATAGTTGTGCAGTTTCTACAACTATTAATTTAGGTGGAGATCCTTGGTCAATATACATTGATCCAACAGGTAAAACTGGGCAACAAGGTGTACAGATTAATTTAAATCAAGGGGATATGCTAATTTATTCAGGTTGTGAATTAGAACATTGGAGAGAAGAATTTGAAGGAGATATGTGTTCACAAGTATTTTTACATTACAATATTAATAATGAACAAGCATTAGAATATGATACAAGACCTTTTTTAGGTTTACCTGCAGAATATAAAAAATGACAAATCTTTTTCCAATACTATCTGTAAATAATTTTTTTCCAGATCCTAATAAAATAGTTAAATATGCTAAAACATTAAAATATGAACAAGATGCTGATGGAAGATATCCTGGAGTTAGGACACGATCTTTAAATCATATTGACCCTGAATTTTTTAATAAAATGGCTCATGCTATTTTTTCACCTTTTTATGATTATAATAAAGATCCAGTGTCATGGAAAAATTTATACATATGCTTTCACAAAAACACACCTTATTCAAAATCATTTGATGATGTGAGAAATAAAGGATGGATTCATAGAGATGAAGCATTGTTAGCAGGCATGGTTTATTTAACTAAAGATGCATTTTCTGAATCAGGTACTGCTTTGTATAAACCTGTAGTTAAAAATGTTAATGCAATAGAACATGTTGCTATAAAGAAAAAATTTTATAGACACAATATTATTGATATAAAAAAATATGAAAAAACAATGAAATTAAATCACAGTAGGTTTATTAAAACACATGAATTTAAAAATATATATAATACTATGATTATGTATAATGGTAATGAATACCATGCTATGCAAAATATGTATGCTCACCCTAAAAAGGAAAGACTTACATTATTATTCTTTTTAGAAGGTTTTAAAGCACCCTCATACCCAATTAACAGACTTGACAACATATTAAAACAAATATAAAATTAGGCTACTATGGCGACATTTGCAAGAATAGAACAAAGACCTGATCCTTTCGTTGAAGGTGTAAATAGATGGACAGTGATACAAGTTATTAAAGTAGGTAACAGTGTTCATACATCTGATGGACCATTAGGTGAAAACGATAAACACGTTGATGGAGAAAACTGGTGTGCTAATTTTTTTCAAGGAGGTACTTGGAAACAAACTTCTTACAATCGTGGATTTAGAACTAACTATGCGCAAATAGGTGGAACTTACGATTATGAAAAAGATTGGTTTGTAAATAGACAACCATTTGCATCTTGGACATTAGATACTGCAGGCGAGTGGAGACCACCTGTTCCATATCCAAGTATTGTTTCTTATCAAGATAATGGAGCAGATGTTGCATATAATATTTTTTGGAAAGAAGAAGCTCAAGAGTGGAGAGCATATGATAACAATCTTCCAGCAAATTTATTTACTTGGAATGCAGAAACATTAACTTGGGATCCAGCATAATAACAAGTGTCTTTTTTAGACAATCTTTCAAATATAAATAAACCCAATAATAAAACTAAAGTTAAAGAACTTTGGGATGTAGAAGGTATTATTAAAGATAAATCCAATCAAGTTTTTAAATTTGATTTAAGACCTTTAAAAAATAATATTAAGGGTGGTTCTTTCAAAACAAAAGCTGATAAAATGGTTTTTGATTTCAAAGATCAATGGATCATTGTAGATGTTAATGAACTTCATAAATATTTAGAAGAAAATAAGCTAAAAAAAGTGTTTTTACAAGATTTAGTAGATAAATTAGATTGGAATATACTAATTTCTAAATAAAGACTAATCTTTATAGATATAAGGTATTAGTGTATAATACTGCCATGCCACTAACAAAAGTACAGTTTGCACCAGGATTTAATAAACAAGCATCAGACTCAGGGGCTGAAAACCAATGGGTTGATGGTGATTTTGTTAGATTTAGATATGGTATGCCTGAAAAGGTTGGTGGTTGGCAAGAGATCATGGACAAAAGACTTGTCGGAGCTGCAAGAGATTCACATAGCTGGGCTGACTTAGATGGACGAAGATACATAGCTTTTGGTACAAACAAAATTTTATACGTATATGATGGAGATGACTATTATGACATCACACCATTTGATACTTCACTAGCACAGTCGGGTTGCGATATTACTACTACAAATGGTTCAACTACGGTTGAAATCACATGTCCCACGGCTCACGGCCTCGAACCAGGTGACATCTTAACTTTTGAAAACGCAGGATCGTTTACTGCAGGACAAACAGATTATACAGCAACAGACTTTGATGACGTATTATTTGAAGTGCAGTTAGCTCCTACCACAACTACCTTTACAATTACAATGCCAACAGCTGAAACAGGTACAGGAGCAACAAACGATGGAACTTTGGATACTAAACCTTATTACAAAGTAGGTCCTTTACTACAAGCATTTGGTTTTGGTTGGGGTACAGCACTATGGGGTGGATCAACTTGGGGAACACCAAGAGCAACTTCACAAGCAGTTTTAGATCCTGGATCATGGTCATTAGATAATTATGGTGAACTATTAATTGCAACTATTAAGAATGGTCAAACTTTTTCTTGGGATCCAAATAGTGGTGTAGCAACAAGAGCAACCTTAATATCAGGAGCTCCTACAAAATCAGTAATGAGTATGGTATCAGACAGAGACAGGCATTTAATTGTACTAGGAACTGAAACAACAATTGGATCACCAACTACACAAGATAAAATGTTTATAAGGTTCTCGGATCAAGAATCTTTAACGGATTACACAGCAACATCAACCAACACTGCAGGATCCTTTAGAATTGATAGTGGCACTAAAATTGTAGGTGCTGCAAAAGCAAAAGATTACATATTAATACTTACTGACACATCTGCTTATTTAATGCAGTTCGTAGGTCCACCATTTACATTTAGTATTAGACAAGTCGGATCTAATTGTGGATGCATTGGTCAACATTCAATTGTTTATGCAAACGGTGCTGTATTTTGGATGTCAGATTCAGGTGGATTTTTTGTATTCGATGGTACAGTTAAATCGCTAGGTTCACTTGTAGAAGACTTTGTATTTCAAACAAATGATGGTGCACCAGGTTTTAATTTTTCAAATGGATCTGAACTTACTTTTGGATCACATAATAGTTTATATTCAGAAATATATTGGTTTTATGCAACAGCAAACTCAAATTATGTAAATAGACTAGTTACTTATAATTATGCAGAACAAACTTGGACTACTGGCACATTAGCTAGAACTACTTACGAAGATGCTCATGTCTTTGGGGATCCGATCGCAACTGAGTTTTCTGCAAATCTTGCACCAACTACACCAACCATTCAAGGAGTGTCTAATGGAGCAGCAAGAGTATTTAACCATGAAATTGGCACTAATGAAGTATTAGCTGATGGTACAATCAATGCTATTCCTGCATATATTAAATCAGGAGACTTCGATTTAGACGCTCAAGGTGACGGAGAGTATTTTATTAAAGTAAGAAGATTTATACCTGATTTTAAATATCTAAACGGGAATGCAAAAGTAACGCTAGAGCTTAGGGATTATCCAGCAAATATTCAAGTAGGCTCACCACTTGGGCCATTTACAGTTACATCATCTACAGATAAAGTGGATACTAGAGCAAGAGCAAGACTTGCTGCAGTTAAAATTGAAAATGATGGAACAGATGAAAGTTGGAGATTTGGTCAGTTTAGATTTGACATACAACCAGATGGTAGAAGATAATGATAAAAAATTTTAAAGATATTGTAATTTTATTAATTACAACTGGTGTTCTAATTTTATTAGCTACCATTATTGTCGGAGATTACATTGTAGCCCTCGAAGAAAATAGACCAGTAGATGAGAGTGTAATTACACTAATGAAGATGTCCGTTACGGGTTTGATAGGCGTAATAGGCGGTTATATTGGAGGAAGTAGAAACTAATGGCTAAAGTACAAGTATTTTTACCTGAACCACCACGAGAGTTTAACCCTGAATCTTTTAGACAGATAAACTTAGCCTTAGAAAGTTTACAGAATCAATTAAACACTAATTACCAAAAAGAAGAGGACGAGAAAACTCAAAGGTTTACTTGGTTTATGCAAAGATGAGTTGTAATAATGTTAATCCAATAACAGGTGGAAGTACAGTTGATGACATTCCATTTTATTTAGCCGTACAGCAAGGTAAAGTTCCTGGTTACTCTATGGTTAATAAATTTGGATACAATTCTAGTATTGGTTCAGGTTCTTTTGAAACTATTTGGGAAACAGGAAATAACTATCCTTGGCAAACAGCTCAAGCTACTCTTGATGTAGTCAGTGATAATGCTAACGATGATGTAGTAGGAACAGCTGGAAGAACTTTAAGAATACAAGGACTTGATTCTTCTTATGCTTTTGTAGAAGAAACTGTTGATTTAGATGGTACAAACACAGTTACTACAACACAACAATTTTTACGAGTTTATAGAATGTCTATAGTAACAGCAGGGTCTTTTGGAAATAATGAAGGTACAATTACAGCTACTTATACAGGTGGCGTTGATGTTGCTGCAACTGTATCTCCAGGTAATGGTCAAACTTTAATGTGCTTATATACCATACCTGCAGGTTATACTGGTTATTTATTATCAATGAATATATCATCAGGTAAAGATCAAGAAATGGATTTTAAATTTATACAACGAGATAATAGTGTTGCTAATGCAGGGTTTCAAACAAAACAATTTTTAAATGTTAGAGGTGGACAGACAACTGTTATCTTTAATGCAATCAATGTAATACCTCATAAGTCAGATATTTATGTTTCTGGAAAGGCAAGTTCTACCTCTTCTTCTTCTGCTTCATTTGATTTATTATTAGTACAGGATGGATATTAATGGCTAACTTTTATAAAAACGCATTCTATGATCCAACAACTACTTCAGTAGTATCGGTATACTCATGTCCAGCTGATTCAAGAGCTATAATCCAAAACATTCAAGTTACAAATGAATCAGGGTCTAAAATACATAAAACAAGTGTGACTGATAACTCAGCATCATCAACTTACCAAATTGCATATGCTAGTATTACAGGACCAACAATATGTAATGTTGCCAAAGGACCTATTATATTAGAAGAAAGTGACATTCTTAAAATGGAATGTAATACTACAACAGGAGTATCTGCAGTAATTTCTATTTTAGAAATGAACAGATCAGAGGAAAATGGCTAAACAAAAATTCTTACATTTTGAACCTAGACCAAAACCTAGAAAACGTCCTAGACGTCACACCAAGAGTCTTAACAAACATAAAAAAAGATGTTATAAAAAGTATAACAGGCAAGGAAGATAATGACAGAAAAACCAAAAACAGTAATTATAAATGGTGAAGAAGTACCAGTTATTCCTGCGAAAGCAGTAGAAGAAGTAAAAAACAAAAGAACAGGTAAAACCTATGCTAGCAAAGCTGATTTTGATACTGATGTTGCTGATCCCAACACTGATA